ATCGGTCGCGACATCGCGACCGATGCGACCAAATTCCCACCGGTATTCACGAACATGCTCACGGTCACCTTGGCTATGAAGCTTTCCCAACTCATGGAATCTCAACCCACCGCAGCGCCTCGCCAATAAATGAAGTCCGAGGAGTTATTCAAGGAACTCCAGTTCCTCGCGGGCAAGACGGCATTGAAAAATGCGGTCGAGACCCGCGCCTCCTCGCGTCCATCGTCTATCCTCACCGAAGACGAACTCTGTCGGCAAGCCATCCTACGGGTCGGCACTGCCGAGCAGTTCGGCCCTTCCTCGCAGGCGATGCTCCTCGCGAAGTCGCTCTACCCACAGGTGCGCGATGCCATGCTCCTCGCTGGATCGTGGACGTGGGCGATGAAAAGCGGGACCGTCATCGAGACCCTGCCTCGACCAGAGTACAAATGGAGTTATCGCTACGCGATCCCAGCCGACTGCCTGCGCGTCTTCCGGGTCAATGACTACGATTATTCCACCGGCGATTCCTCATGGGAGGTCGCAGGCAACTTTGTTCTCAGCAACGCCGATTCCGGCACGCCTGCTTGGGTCGTAGACCGCTCCTACGAGGTCGGCAATGCCGTTTCCAATAACGGAGTCGTCTACCGATGCCTCGTTGCAGGCACGATAAAACAACCCGGCTCAACTGCGGGATGGACAACCGACTGGGATGTCTGGCTCGGCAAGGCCATCACGCTGGAATACGTCAAGAAGGTCACCGATGTCCTCGCCTTCGACTCCCTTTTCATCGATCTCCTCACGGCTAACCTCGCCGCCAAGCTCGCCGTCCCACTGACCGGCGATGCCAACAAGGCCGCACTCCTCGCCAAGGAAACCGAAATCCTCGGCAAAAACCCTGCCATGCGCCGGGACTCGACCGAACGCAAGGGCCGCATCAAGCCTGCGTGGATGAGCAGCAAGCTCGTCTCCTCCCGCAATGGCGGCGATGGCATCGATGCCTCGCAGTCTTCGGGTGGTGGTCCTGCTGGAGGCGTCAGCTACCCCTCACTCCTCGTCACCGTGGGAACGGTCACGAACCTCCCATCGGGGTCCACACCTACGGTCACGAACACGGGACTAAACGACACCGCTGTCTTGAACTTCGGTCTACCTCAAGGCCCAGCAGGGACGGTTGCCATAGGAACGACCACTACTGGGGCGGCTGGCACACAAGCTAATGTTGCCACGACAGGAACTCCAGAGAACCGTATCCTCTCCTTCACCATCCCGAAGGGAGACCAAGGCATTCAAGGCCCAGCAGGGACGGCAGGAACGACAGGCATTCAAGGCCCAGCTAATACGCTTTCCATCGGGACGGTCACTACGGGGGTCGCTTCTGCCACCATCAGCGGCACATCACCGAATCAGACTCTCAGCTTTGTCCTCCCGCAATCGGGGTTAATTTCCAGCGCCAAGACGACACTCGCGGGCAATGGGGTCGCTAAGACATTTACAATCACCGGCCTCAAGTCGAGCGATCCCAACCACGTCATTGTGACAATCAATGGGGTCACGCAGGAACCTACCATCGACTACCTTGTCAACCAAGGCGCAGGCACGATCACGTTTTCAGTAGCCATACCCAATGGGTCGAAAATCGTAGTTGTCGCCCTTGGCCTTTACTCGCCATCCACCCAGCTCGATCCAAGCAACTACATTCACGCATTTGAAATGCAGTCTGGTTTCTCCTCCTCTTACGGAGCAACTCAAGTCCATATTTACTATTACGGAAAACTCTTAAACTCAGATATTCCTGCCAGTGGATCAGCCTCCAGTGTAGCAAAATGGACAATCACAAGAATGATGACTGCCGTTTCAAATGGAGCGATTATTTTAACGTCAAAGGCGACCAATGTCACTTGGACTAACCGGGAGACCGCCACCTACGCATGACGACGATCACCGAATCCAACATCACCCAGCAACTGGACCTCTCCCAGTTCACGCTTGTTTTGCCGGACGACAGCATCAAGCAGATTGTCATCTACCCGACCTACGCCGATTTCCCAGTTCCCGGAAAGACCGCCCGCATCTACCACGCGCAGGACACTCACGTTCAATGGCTTTGGAACGAGGAGAGCGATACCTACCGGCTCATGCTCGAAACCATCGACTGCGGACAATTTTAGTTACCCCCAAAACAACAACACAAACCCAACAAAACCAACACAATAAATCAAATGGCGAACCCAATCATCAAAATCAAACGGGGCAGTGGTCAGCCCTCATCGTTGCAACTCTCTGAGTTGGCTTATGATACACTAAACAAGTCACTTTTCATCGGAACGGCAGAAGGCGTTCTCGCGATTGGTGGCGAAAACGTCTTTGCGAAAAAGACTTACGCAGATTCCGCGGTCAGCGCAGAAGCCTCGCTTCGCTCCGCAGCGGACTCGACACTCACCTCCAATTTAAATGCAGAAATTTCGCGTGCAACTGCCGCTGAAGGAGTAGTTTCTGCAAATTTGGCAACAGAGATCAGTGATAGAACCTCGGCAGTGTCCTCCGTGACATCCTCGCTGAATTCGGAAATCACCCGCGCCCAAGCCGCTGAAGGCACTCTCACCTCGGCAGTGAGTGCAGAGGTTTCGCGTGCGTCCGCCGCTGAAGTGGCACTCGGAACTCGCATCGACAATGTGTTGAGCAATGTTGATGGCGCAGCCCTCGACTCCCTCACCGAAGTCGTCGCCGCCTTCCAAGCCGCCGATGGCACTATCAACGGAGCGATCACTAGCCTCGCCGCCAGCGCATCGAGCGCCCTCGCAGCCGAAGTGACCCGTGCGACAGGTGCGGAATCGACCCTCACGACTGCCGCAACGGCACTCGCCGGTAGAGTGACGACCGCAGAGTCGGACATCAATACCCTCGAAAGCGACCTCGCCGCAGAGGTGAGCGCCCGCACAAGTGCTGTATCTTCAGAGGCTTCCGCAAGGACTTCTGCCGATTCCGCTCTCGGAGTTCGCATCGACAACGTGGTGACCGCTGCAACAGCCCTCACCTCAAGGGTTACCGCCGCAGAGGCAGACATCCTCTCAGAGGCTTCCACCCGTGCATCGGCAGTTTCTGCCGTATCGGCTCGCGTGAGCGCCCTTGAATCGACCATCGACGGAGGCACTTACTAGTCCTTCCACCGCCTCCGGGGTTCGATCCCCCGGAGGCAACCCCATTCCATAATGGCAACCATCATTCCCAAAAAATCCACGGTAGCAGGCAAAGTCCCGACGACTAGCGATTTAGGTCTCGGAGAGATTTGCCTTAATCACGCCGATCACATCCTCTATTCCCGCCATCCGGGTACGGGAGCGGTGTATGCCATCGGAGGAGGCAGCGCAGCGGTCGAACGATTCTGGGCCTTCGCCTTGAGCGGCAATACCGTCTACCTCGCCAGCATTTCCACATCCGACTTTCCTTCCACCGGCAGCGTCTATGACGTGGCCCTCTGGGACATAACCAAAACAACAACCAATGACAACGGAGACGTAGTCTCCGAAAGCTCCGCCATCGGCGCTTGGAACAACAAAACAAACCTCACCTACGCATAAACCTATGATCGCATCCAACCCAATCACCATCGACGGCAAAAACTACGACCGCTACTCACTCAACTTGGCCATCACCGGCAAGTATAACGGCGATGGTACTTCGGACGCAAATGTCGCCATGCGCCTCATCCCGACCCGAATTGAAAACGGCGAGGTCATCACCGCTGACGAGTCCGCCATCGGCCTCGCTCTCGGATCACTGGCAGGAAGCGACGAAGCCACCCAGCAAGCCGTGGGCGCGATCCAATCCGCCCTTCAATCCTACCTCCAAGCGAAAGGACTCTAATTTATGGCACTCATACTATCAGCCGCCACCGGCAACTTTAACTCAACCGCAACTTGGGTGGGCGGAGTCGTGCCTACGGTTGGCGACGAAGCCCGCGCCAGCACCGGCCACACGATCACCATCACCGCGAATGCGACCTGCACCGAGCTTTCAAACGCAGGAACAGGCACATACGTTCTCCAGAGCGGCGTCACTTTGACGGCAAACGTCACGAACAAATCAACGACCGCCAACGTCAACTGCTTATCCTTTTCGGCGGTATCTCCTGCAACGGCAACGATTGTCGGGAACGTAACAGGCGGGGCTGCGTCCAACGGTTCGGCGGTTGCAGGAACTGGGGCAATACTGAATTCCTCAACAGGCACATTGATTGTGCAGGGGAATGTCGTAGGCGGAAGCAACGTCATTTGCATCGGCGCATTTAACTCCTCGACGGGGACAATTTCGATCACCGGTAACGTGACGGGAGGAACGGGCAATGTCACGGAATTTACAATACATCAACGGGGACGATTTCAACTAGCGGGAATGTCGCCGGAGGCAGCGGGGCAACGGCAACGGGGGCAATCAATGCCGCAGCGGGAACTTTGACTATAACCGGCAACGTGACGGGCGGCACGATTTCGACTGCAATAGGAGTAAACAATTCTTCGACGGGAACGGTCACAATAACAAGCACCACTATATCTGGGACGGTT